GGAAAATCTGACAAGGTCATAGGAGTTGGAATAGTTCGAACGTGCTCCGGCTACGTCATCCAAAGGGAAGTAGCAAGCCCGAAGGCTGCCGTAATAAAACGGCGAGGCATTCGTTACGAACTTGAGGCGTAGTTTGCAGCGCAAACGGGAGAAATTCTTCAACTTGTCCTTGATGAAGGTGTTGTTAAAGAATTCGTACCACGGAAAGAAGATTGCAGGGACCAAAGGCGTAGCCTCGGTCCAAGTAAAACTCTTGATAACCACTGGTCGGGACAGATAGCCGCCCAAAGACGCAGTGGCGTCGGAGTCAACTTCTTGGTCAATGCAACCGACTGTCGACGGTACTTGATACGGAGAAGCGAGACTGCCATCCACAAAGGTGAGATTCTGCGTGGTAGTGGTCTGCTCAACCGTGTTTTCTGTGTCTGTGACCTCTTGGGCCTGGAGAAACACAGTCTCCTGTTGTTGTTGATTGCTCTTCGTGGGTGGTTCTACAACGGTGCTTGTTAACCCATTAATCACACCGTCGGGTCGGGCATGTGCTCCAGCCGGGCACTTCTCTAAAAAGAGATTTTGAGGATCGCTCTGGCAAGATTCCGTGGCGCCCACACTCGTGACATCGGCCCTACTGACGTCACGCAGTAACTGCGCTTCCGAACTACATTTTGGCTTTCGGACCATATAGCTTTGGCCCGTGCACTTCTCGTAGAGTGCATGGTGATCGGGGTGTTTCAAATATTGCTCGCTCTGCGCCTGGCATGCGCATGAGTACCCCTCCGAGCAGTGGTGGTATGTAGCCAGTAGTTCCTCATACGTTGGGATGTCACATTGAAGGTAGTCTGCTAAGTCTTCCTCCTCAATCACACGCATGAAGAATGCTCGTCGCTCCTCGAAGCGTTCCCTTCCATAGAGAAAATACTCACGTACTGCATTGTGAATGACACTGCACATGTGTGCTTGTGGACATTCTGTCTTGGAAGGTATGCATCGAGTCAACGAGCGCCCAATCGATTCTTCTTCGAGAGGGGCCACGATCATTCCCACCTCAGGGTCGAACCTCCAGCCGCGTTTTAGAAACGTTGACTGAAAGATCGAAATAAGAGGGATTGATACTTGGTCTTT